CTTTTAATGATGAACCATATCTTAAGAAAGCCTCTGCAGAATAGAAATCCTCTGCACCTGCGTTTGTATTTGCTGGTGTATAGAAATTATCTACTAAACCTTGACTATCTGAAACTGATACTACTTCATCAACAGGGCCCCATCTGAACGCACCCGCGAATCCTCCAACAGTGGAAGAAACTGCAGGCACAACATTTGTCAAGTCTATTTCTTTGACCTGAACGCCTGGTGATACTTGAAATGCCATATTTTTCTCCTGTTAATGTAAAAGTTGTTTACTGTTTTATTTATAACTTCGCTAACTCTAATGAACTACCATTTCATCTCATTTGACATATCTTTAGTGAACCAACGGTCTCCTTGGTCGTCTACAAAGGTAGTTTCCTCGGGTTTTACCTCTCCAAACACCCCCGCGGGTAATACATCGTCTTCTATTAACTTCTGTTGTTCTGCGTATAACAAGTTTTTGACCTGTGTATCAGTTAGATTATAGAAGTATTCAGTAGTGATAAACCAACTGAATAATACGAGATTCATAACCATATCGTCATGATATCCTCTGTCAGCTTCGAAAGAATTACCCTTCGTGACAAAAGTCATGAGTTCTGTTATAGTTGCTCTATCTATAACATTTAGTCTGTTTTCTTCTAATAATTCTTTGAGGGTAGAACACCCAATCCTTTTTATCTTTTTGTTTACAGTGACCCCAATATCTTCTGCTTTTAGTTGACCTTGGGTAAAGACATTTGGATATTCTATATCATAGTGCAATTGAGTTGCAACCATACCACCCTCTGCATTATTTTCTATTATGACTAATGCTTCATTATATGCTTTTACATACTTATTTATAATATCGGGAAACAGCATGGGACTTATCATACTGTCTCTATAAGTACAAACCTGTTCAAAAGGTTTCGTAGATACATCAAACACGGAGAAGGTTGAATAGTCCATACCTCTTCCTTTTGCAACATCTACTGTACAAATATATTCGTGACCCTGTATAGGTCTCTTATATACATTTATATTATCTCTATTCCATTCAGGTTCCCATGCTTTGAGACCTAACAAGGTATCTGCATTTATTAATGTATTACCAGTACCTAAGAATGAGTTTCCATATTCTTGTTCAAACTGAGCTTCTGATGTGTTTGCAATGGTCATTTCTTTCCATTCTTCGTCTCTGCCTGGCACATCATACCAGTTTATTATAAAGTGTTTATATTCTGATTGTCCATGTACTGCAGATTCATATATCTTATGGAACATATTACCCACACCGTTTGCAGTAGAGGTAATGATAACCTTTGAATCTTTACCCGAGGTGATTACGGGATATGTTGCAGTATAGAATGTATCTGCATCGTCTACGAATGCAAACTCGTCTAGGTATAGTAAGTTGATTGACATACCACGAATCGAACTAGAACTCGTTGCAGCTGCAACAACTTTAGAATCATTTGCAAATTCTATAGAACCTTTGTTTAGAATCTTGACGCCTGGCTGTAAGAAAAATGGTACAGACTCTAACATGGTCACGATTCTTGCAATCATTTCTCTTGCAATTGCACCTTTGTTTGCAAGAACAGCCACGGTGACTTCGGGGTGAAATAGTAAATACCATAATAAGTATGCACACGAAGTAATAGATTTACCACTCTGTCTACTTGCAAGAACAACATTGAATCTATTTTCGTCATAGAAGTTTATAAGGTCTTCTTGATAACCACGAAGTTGAAAAGGAACCATACCCTCGTCAAGTGATATAATTTGTGTATATTTTTCAATAAAATGCGTAGGGTCTTTCGAACACTTCATGTATTCATTCAGTTCTTCCTCGGTATACTGAGTTTCGACACCAGCTCTTTTTATGAGGGTGTTCCCTAAGTATCCTTCGTTTACTGGTTTAACCATTTATCCTACCAAGTTCTTGATATGCTCTTGCATGTGTATCTGAAAAATCCATAACACCGTCTGTAATTAAGTCTTCTCTTGTTTTCATAACGAGTGGTATATTACAAAAAGGTGGGAATACTTTCTTGTTTAAATTTTCTGCTCTCTGTAAAAATGTTTGTGTACAACCATTGTGTAAATATATGTCTGCTTCTGGCCATTCTACTTTGTAATAATTTGAATTATGTATCTCCATATGTGGATACAAACCTTTTAAATAAACACATATCCAATTATCAGAATCTAATCCTATACATTTTTTTGCACCGTAATAATCTGCAAGGTGTAATAAAGTTCCTACACCAGTTCCCAATACACATACTGTTTTATCTTTAACATTATCTCTTATCCATGTTTCGTATGCGTCATACTTTGAAGTATCTAATTGAAATATTTTTGAGTTGTGTCTAGTTAAATGACCTAGAGCTAATAACCAAAATGGTTCTCCTTCTGTGACTTCGGGTATCGGTATCGGGTTGTATTCGTTAGGTTGAATTTCCATCTTTCTTAGACTCCTTTTTTAAGAACTTCTGCAATTCACTTGTCGAACCGACATATAAGTGATTGTGTTGAGTTCTTACTGAACTATCTTCTTTCTCTAAGTCCTTCAACTTCTTCTGTATGTCGATTAACTTTTCTGCAGTTTCGGATACAGTCTTTATGAGTTGTCCAGCAACCTCATATGCACGAGGGTGTTCTGTCTCCTTGGATAGTTCTAATATGCCGTCTATAGCGTCCTGACCGCGTTCTACGAGGTCGTAGAGGTTCTCTCTAGCATATCTGTAGTCTGATTCGATATTCTTGTCCCTATCAGGTAATTTAACTAATCGGGTTTCTTGTTTGATATCAGAGTTGATATCTAGAAGATTATCTAACTTTTGGTCTATTTCTTTTGCCATAATTATCCATCACTAGCGGTGTCTTCTTCAAATGTATTACCACCACCTTCATCATAAAAAGTCACGGTTTCTGCAACCACAAATGTATCACTTGGGTCAACAGAACCTACGAATTTCAAGTTTGTGTTTGCACTAAAATTAACTTGATTACTTAATACAATCGATAATTTATCACTTGCAATACTTGAAACTGTTGGATTCGTTGTTAGATTTGTACCAAATACTTCGTCTCCAACACTTATCTTACTATTTATTGCACTTGGAAAAGTGACTGTATTTGAGTTGACTACTGCATTTGACCTTGCAGCGAAGGCTGGTTCGTAGTGTTTGACTTCCTTAACCAATCCTGAATTATTAATTTCTGTTGATGTAAATCCAGCTGCAACACTATCGTTTATATAATCTCTTTCAATAACATTCTTAATGACCTCTCCAGTATAAACAGGGCCAAAGAAGTATGTCTTCATAGTAAATTCTAATGTGTATTCTATAACTCTTCTTTCTACAAATTCACCTTCATATTGGTCGTCCATTGCAACAGAATTTAAAAAGATTGGTACATCTCTTACCTCACTCATACTATCAACCATTTTCATTGATACTGTATATTCAGGTTGAAAGTATGGAAGTATTTGTTCTACTATCTGTAATGCGTCTATGGCATTCTTTGATAATATCGATAATGTAAAGGTTAAATTGTATGGTGCTGGTTGATATTGAAAACCTCTCTTTCCAACATCAGAAGTTTCTAAAACTGTTTTCTGAGTTCTGATAAGTTTATTTTGTTGTCTTGACGCGTCATATTCAAATCCTGTCAATTCAAAAGCCATACGAGGTAAAGATATAGAAGTGACATTCCCGTCTTTTGCTTTTACATCGTCTTGTAATCTTAATAGAAACTTTTGTTTTGGCCCATAAGATATTGGAACTAAATTTTTAGACAATACTGTCCCGTCTGCTTTTATTTTGCTCGTATGTATATTATTGAACAAAGTACCGAATACAGAAATCGACCTTTTAATAGTTTCGTTGTAGAAAAAAGTTCCGAACATTATGGTTCACCGAAAGGATTCACTTCACTAAAGTCTAAGTAATTACTATCCTTATCTTCGAAGTCTTTATTTTGTGCAGAAGATAAGTTCTCAAATGTTAGAACATCTACAATACTTCCTATAGGTCTAGCAGTTGTAGAAGACACACCCGTGAGTACATCTCCAACTTGTAGTGTTCTAGTGTTATCCTTAATTGTAAGTTTGTTTGCGTTTGGTTGCCATAGTACAACCTCTCCAACTGTCGTTGTGACTCCGTCAATAACAGTAGTTAAATTCTCTCCATGAGTGTAGTTTCCTGAACCAGTCATTGTGAGTTCGATTGTGTAAGCTTGGTCTGCTTCTACTAAGTCTGCAGAAGTACCAGTATCGAAATCCTCTCCACTGTATTCGAATAGGGATACTTGCATTTTGAAAACATATATTTTCCCTAATTGATAGAATGGGTCGGGGTCTGAAACAAATCTGATTTCAAATAAATGACCTGTCATAGGGAAGTAAATCAAATCACCTTCGTTAGGTCTTGCAGAAACTACAAGGTTTGAATCAAGGGAAACAAATCTTTCCCATGTTCTTACACTCATTATGAATTCGGCATCGTCATTAATATCGACACCAAACTTAGTGGCTAAATCCTCTTGTCCCTCATAACCTTCAACATTCGAAAGATACATTTCAACGGAATAGGCGTCACCGAATGTGGCCTGTACATCTTCCGTAAAAATCGTGTCTTCTTCTACTATTTGTCTTGGTAGATATAAGACATCATGTCCATACATTCTAAGTGACTCAACAATCAAATCCTCTACAAGATGTTGTTCAGTTGCTACTGCATGGTTAAAAAATACATTTGTAGGCATTTATTACCCCATTAAGTCCATGATTGGAAGTTCATAATTTAATCTTGACTCTTCCTCTAATTTTGTTATTTCCTCTTGTGCTTGAGATTTCATTTCCGAAGCGTCTAAAGTTATTCCGCCTGGCAAAGTAATCCCTTGAAATTTAGATAAGTTTTCACCCCACTGATATTTAACTAATGCAGTTGAATATCTTTTCAACCACATATCATTATAGATATCTGTGAAATCGTTAGGGTCTATTTTTCTATGACATTCAATGATAAGAAACTCGTTTGCATTTAGAGCTTCTATATCTGCATCTAGATACAATCTATTCATGTGTTGTTTGTATCTAATAGGAACCTGTCCGACAAGTATATTGTCTAATAAAGAAATGTGTTCTTGTACCATGTTATAATACAATATATTTGTTGCAGACAAATCATATAAATCATTCAACCTTAACTGATATCTAAGGTCAAACATATTGAGATTGTGTTTATCAGTGAATGGGAAAATTCTATTCACTGCAAGAACAAACTCAGGTAATACGATATAATTTTGTTGTTGTTTTACTTGTTGGTCTGTGTATGCATGAGTACCAGCTGAAGTCTCTGTGAAGGTCTCGTCTGACCTCATAGTCACTAGATTATCAGAAGTTAATTGATGTTTTAAGTATACACGGATAGAACCGTCATAATGGTACTCTTGGAAATACTGAACGGCTTCGTCAATTCTGTCATCAAACTGGTCATCGTCCACATTGATTTCTAGAACAGGAGCTCCCAGTTTTCTCTTAATGTATTCTTTTAATGTTGCTTTACTGTTCGGTGTTGCCATAATAGTAGTATTCCTCTCGTATACTACTATTTATACCTTTTTTATTCTTGGAAGTAAGTTTTATGCTGAAGTCTATCGAGTTTCTCGTCAATCTTGTTTAAAGTGTTCTGAATCCTTACGAAATCGGCCTCTATCTGTTCCCTAGTGGCATAGTCTTTCGCAATCTCTTCTCTAGTTTTGTTAACAAGAATGTCTAGTCTTTTTTGTTCAGATAGTACATTACGAATCAAAAAACCCAACGGTGCTATGATTACCGTTATGATAAGGTTCCATATTATGTAAGGTGATATAGTGATTTCCATATTGTTATTTATGGAAACTACCTCTTCAAATAACCACCTTCCACATCAAAAAGATTCCAACCCCTTACTTTCTCATTAGAATCGTCATCGATTTTAGGGTCGAACATGAATTCATCTGTGAGCCATTTAGAATTCATATTGAATGCAACACTATATCTATCTTTATCAGTTTGATTAGGGGCGACCATGTGTAATAGTCCACTAGGAAATAATAATAAAGTTCCAGTTGTAGGGGTTTCACGGTGGTGGTCTTCGACTTTTGTATTTATGGGAGAATGATATAATACTTGTTCATTCTTATCTGTAAATATAATATCACCTTCATCACCTTCTGCATTAACATAAAATGCACCACTATACCAACAACCATTATGTCTATGTGGAGTATTCCATGCACCTTTGTCATTTATATTTGCCCACATATTACCCATGTCCAATTGAATTTTAGAAGTGTCTACATGGTGAAATGGTAATACTTCATGGTTTACTTTATCTTTAATTGCCCTTATAGCTTTCTGCCAAATAGGTCTTTGATTACAACCGTCATTTGATTGCCAACCTGTGTATGCATTCGAAACTTTTCTACCTGTAGGGTCTTTTTTTCGCATTGCGTCCATGTCTTGACGCAACTGGTCAAGATATTCACTTGTCAAAATTCCCTCTTCTATCAAATCATATTTGAATAAAAGAGTAGGGAACAATAATCTAACTGACATAATCTATTCTCTATCTATTTTTTTCGACTCCGACCCGTCCCAATTCAAGTCTGTTAACTCTCGTTGTTTATCCTTGAAGTCCTTTTTATGCATAGGACATTCAGGTGGTGGTTCTTGTTCTTTGGGTTTATCAAAGAGTTTACTTTTAGGTTGCCATATCTTGGCATTCCTATATCCACCTATATTTAGTTTGTCGTTTGCACTTCCATCTAATTCACGCAAACCTCTTCTCCTTTGCCATTTTTGCATCGACATATCGTCTATTGCATTTTTCTCTAAGAAATCCTTACCACTAGATAAGAAATATGTTGCAGCCCATTCTTCTCTTTTGAAAGGGAAAACCTGTACAAGTGGAGTTCCCGCTTCAATGACAAAGGAATGGTCTACCTTTGGATAGAAAATGCATTGTGCATTATCTAAATTTACATTGAATCCATCAGTGTCTATAACACCTTGCCAACATGCAAAGTATTTATTAGTAAACAAGAAAGGGTCTAAAAATAAAACTGAATAGCCAGGCGGTGTTTTAATATTCCAAAAGTTTGTTATCTTAAATGCATCATTAACTATACCGTCTTCACCGTCATAACTAATACTGTCTACAAGTTGAGAAGCTGGGTGTGAATGAGAAAAATTTTCACAATCGGATACAGTAAATCTAGAATCCCCATCAGGCCATTTCCAACTATAACCATTTCTAATTGGTATATCTACAGTTGCTATTATATAATATCCCATTGTTAACCAGTCTAACATTGAAGGACAAGACTTAATAGTCTGTGAAACTCGACCTCTGTGGTCGACTCTTATCTTCATTTTTTTCCACCACTCAGGTGTCACTTCTTTAGCTGCTACAGGTCTAAAGAATTCATGACTATATTCATCATATGTTCTAAACTCAATGGTTGGCATATCTATCTTCTTTGTTTAGAAGTACACATTCGTCACCTCTAATTACTATTGATTTTCTATCTATATATTTTGCATCTTCGGAAGGAGCCTCTGCTCCATGTTGTATTCTACCGTCAAACATGAGTAATCTATTAGGTACAAAATCTACTGCACCTATTTCATATTCGTCCATGTCTTCTAATGTACCACCTTTAATATTCGTATCATAAAATCTCAATCTACCACCCCAGTTTGGATTCCAAAACTGATTGGTATAATATAAGAAAGAAAGATTCCAATCGTCATAGTCTTGACAATCACTATGACATGTTCCTTGTTGTCCATGTAATTGTGAGTTTGCACCAGCATATTGAAATCTAACCCATTCAAATCCAAAATCAGTTTGAAGTTTTCTATTTAACCATTTAATTAAATAATTAGGATAACCACTCGGGCCGTTCAAATATCCTTCTTCACCATTTGGGCCCATGAATGCAGCTCCCCATAATGAATGATTTGGTAAACCACCTCTACTACTCCACCATCTACCGTCTTGTTTTACTTCATTAGTTTTTTGCCACGAACAATGTTGTAAGTGGTGGTCTAATGCTCTATGCAGATTCGGTGCTAAATAATCATCTATGACATAGACATTTTCTGCAAGTGGTAGTTCTTCGATATAAAAAGGTTTTTCGATATAATTTACATTAAGTGAATTAACAGTCCACTTATTATATGAATCTATTTTTGGAAGTCCTTTCCCGTTGAAGGCCCATTTTGGAGTCCCTTTGTTCACCTTCTTATTGCATCATTAGGTGGTGGTAATTGCATGAGATAATCCTCTAAAGGTTTAAGAGTATCTTCTCTAGTAATTGAAATTTCTCTATACACTTCTTCTGCAACATTTGCTAATGCGTCTATGTATTCTAAAACTCTTCGTGCATTTGACCTATGTGGGTGTGCTGAACCTTCTCTAGATGCAATTAACACCTCTACTATATTATCAAATCCATACTTTATAGCTTGAGTTTCTTCATTACTATGTACAACATTTGCAATTCTACTAATAAATTGATTGTTTAAATTTACACCCTGTGGTGGTTCACAATTTTCAATGTATGCTTCAATGGAATCTTTATCTGATTCAGATAGAGGAAGTCTATCTTGTTCTTCCATGGGAAGTTCGGTATTCCATTTTTCAATTTTATATTCTATATCATCATAGATAAGAACTTCGTATTCAAATCCTAGTTCAGGTCTATCGACTTGTTCATGTCTCCATTCTAGTCCGTTTGGTTTTCTAACGAAAAGATTTCCGTTTTCACAATAAATTAATGCATTCATAATATCTCCATTATACCATATAAATGTTTTTTAGTAAACCTTCTTTTTAAGTTTACTCATTTTATGTTTTTCATAGTAGTTCAACATATTTATGTTAGAACAATCCATGTCTTTTATCCATGGCCCACCTCTTGTATAGTGAACTGCATGGTGTGATTTTTTCAAAGTATCGTATCCCTCAGTACATATTTTGTTATGAGGTATCTTACTTATTTGATTTGTCCATTCAAACTGATGTAGATATTTTCCAGTTTGTGTATTGACAACTTCGGGTGTTAATTTTTTACAATCTTCATGTCCGTTATTAAATATCATCATACTAGACCATAACTTTTTAGGATAAGATATATTCTTCTCTCCATTAAATTTAGTTTCTTCATGATTTTTAAAATCATATTGTACACATGCAACTGCATGTTCAGGGTCTAAGAAATAAAATAATGACATGGGTGTATGTTCCCATATGTAATCATCGTCTATGAAATAACTAAATCCCTCATAGTTCTCAAGATAGGGGATTAAAAATCTACTGTATGTAAATTCAGTTGATTGATTAGCATAATCTCTATTATATTCAGGTATTGTTGCTATGTCAAGTTTCTTAACTTCTACTTTGTAATCATTAAAGAACTCAGCTCCATGTCCACCACTTTTTGATTTTTCTATTGCATTGTATATGGACTTTTCTGCAACCTCATAAACTTCTCCATGAGAAGAATCATAACCGAGATAAATGTTTACTGGTTTCTTCTTACATAATTTTGAAACTCTTCTATTAAAATCAAAAACTTCGTTTCGGAAATCTGTACCACCTACTGCTGATAAAGACCATTCTATTTTTCCTTCTCCTACCCATATGGCAGATAGAGTCCCTTCATTTGGTTCTTTTAATAAACCCTCAAAGTAATCTAATATCTCTTGACAACTTAATGCTGGTATATCTGAATATGCATTTACATAATCAGTGACTAATGTTAGAAAATGTGGTTCGTCCATTGTCTCTAATACTTTACTTCTTATAGAGCCTGGGTGTATAGTAAGTCTGTAATCAACTGGTTCTGAACCAGTAGGACTATGTGTATGTCCTTGAACTGGTTGTCTTAGTCCTTCTTTCTGTACACTATTGACTAACCAATGTGCTTTTGCAGAATGGTAATAACATGCACAAATAGAATTTTCTTCTTCGTCATTTAATTCATCACAATCGGGGTCGTCACTAACAGAAGATAATTTTTGATACTCTCCATCTACATTCATGAAGTCCATTGAACCACCTCCGATAGGGTGGTCGGGTCTTAATTTTTCAGTCCAACCAAGATGTAGATATCTGTTATATTGATAAGAATTATGGTTCAATTGACCAAATCCCATAGTTCTATTTTCGTTTATGTGTTCTTTGATATTTTCCCATGGAACTAAACGAATAGGCCCACATTGTGACATGACATATTCAAATACTTCTAATGCATTTTTAGATTGTTCTGATTCTCTATTTTTGTAATCATAACTACCTAAATTTACAGTACCTAAATGTCTCTCATGTAAAGACCTTCTCTTAGTAAAATCGAAGTTGCGTGCTTTCTCAAGTGTGTTAATTGCTTCTAACATACTTTTATTTAGTGAGTTATTTTAAGAGGTTATTGGTGAGCCTGGCCACTGTTGTGATAGTACACCGTCCCATCTTGGAACTGGTGTTCTACCTTGCCTTGCATATGTCGAAGGACTTCTATGGTCGTATGTAGAAGGTTGTTGACCTGTTCTTTGGTATGTTGAAGGACTTCTATATGAATAAGTATCAGGTGTTTGTCCTTGTCTTGCATATGTTGACGGTGACCTGTGGTCATATGTCACTGGTGTTCCACCTGTATTTGGATATGTGGAAGGTGACCTATGGTCGTATGTAGAAGGTTGTTGACCCTGTCTCTCATAGGTAAAAGGTGACCTGTGGTCATATGTTGTAGGTGTTTGTCCCTGTCTTTCATAAGTGAATGGTGACCTATGGTCATATGTCGTAGGCGTTTGACCTTGTCTCTGATATGTTGAAGGACTTCTATATGAATAGGTATCAGGAGTTTGTCCCTGTCTTTCGTAAGTGAATGGAGACCTATGGTCGTATGTGAAAGGTGATTGTCCTGTTCTATTATAAGTGAACGGTGACCTATAGTTATATGTAAAAGGTGTTCTACCTGTTCTATTATATGTGAATGGACTTCTGTAATTATATGTAAAAGGTGTTTGACCTGTTCTGTTATATGTGAATGGAGACCTATAGTTATATGTGTTAGGTTGTCTTGCATTCTTAATTGTAGGTTGTTGAGCATTCTTAATTGTAGGTTGCTGAGCACTTCTAATATTCGGTTGTTGAGCATTCGCAGGATATGTAAATGGATTCTGTGCATTATAGGTAAACGGATTCTGTGCGTTCGCTGGATAAGTGAACGGGTTCTGTGCCGAAACAGGTTGTCTAGCTTGTGCAATGTAAGGTAATTGTGCCATTGTTCTACTCTATACTCTCCATTATTTCTGTTGATGGCCTGGGCTACCACCGCCTGGCAACTGATAAGGAGTCCTTGCAATATATGTAAAGGGACTCTGATATGTAAAAGGTTGTCTCGCAGGTGCCTGATATGTAAAAGGTTGTCTTGCACTTGCAATGAATGGTTGTCTTGCTGGTGCTTGATATGTAAAAGGTGACCTGTAGTTATATGTAAAAGGTGACCTATAGTTGTATGTAAAGGGTGACCTATAGTTATATGTAAACGGTGACTGATAACTTCTTATATTCGGTTGTTGTGCAGATGCAATGTACGGATACGGTTGTTGTGCAGAACGAATATTAGGTTCCTGACCATTTGCAATATACGGATACGGTTGTTGTGCAGAACGAATATTCGGTTCTTGACCAGTTGCAATATACGGATATGGTTGTTGTGCATTCCTAATATTCGGTTCCTGTGCATTTGCCTGATAAGGATATGGATTCTGTCTATTCCTTATGTTTGGTTCCTGTGCATTTGCAATATAAGGATATGCATTTTGACGGTTCCTAATATTTGGTTCTTGACCATTTGCCTGATAAGGGTATGCATTTTGACGGTTCCTAATATTTGGTTCCTGTGCATTTGCTTGATAAGGGTATGCAGTTTGTCTATTTCTTATAACTGGATTTTGTGCATTCGCAATGTAAGGATAAGCTTCTTGTTTATCTCTTATATTTGGTTCCTGTGCATTTGCAATGTAAGGATATGGATTCTGTCTATTCCTAATATTGGGTTCTTGAGCATTAGCAATATATGGATATGGAGTTTGTCTATTCCTTATGACTGGATTTTGTGCGTTTGCAATGTAAGGATATGGTGATTGAGTTGCTTCTTGGCCAGACGCATTATTCCACCCATCGGGTGTCTTAAGATATATTTGGTCTACTGCCTTCCAAGTCGAACTGCCTGTTTTTACCCAAGCACCTTGAGTTGCATTCCAACCCGAAGGGGTTTTAACCTTCTGTGAACCTGACGCCATTTATTTCCTCACTCACTCAATTAAGAGTATAAAATCCATAAGTCACCAACTGCACCGTCTGAACTTGTAGGTGCAGAAGTTGATTGATAAACATTCCTTGCAGTACCACCACTGTTTGTTGCATTTGTTATAGTCACTGCACCAGTGTTTACTGCACTTGGTGTAATTGTTAAATTACCTGTAGATGCACCTGTAAATGAACCTGTACCGAATGTGATTGCATCTGCACTTTCGTCCCAACCTATGAACACATTATCTGAACTTCCTCTTTCAATAACTAAACCTGCGTCATTTGAAGGTGAACCTGATGTTCCATTTCCTAGTTCTAATAATGCATCTGAAACTACTGTATTAGTAGTAGATACGGTTGTCGTTGTTCCGTTAACTGTTAAGTCACCTGATAGTGTTAAGTTTCCAAACTGAACATTACTGTTTGTTGCAACTGCCTGACCGATACTAAACTCACCACCTGAATATGATACACCAGTTCCAGCACTTAAATGAGCTCTTACTTCTGCAGAATTTGGGCCGACATATGTAATAACACCACTTGAATTATCGTAGTTAAGTGAACCGTCTCCACCCGAATCTGTGACTGAGATAGCACCTCTTGCATCTGCGTCACCATATGCAGCCGAACCAGCAAGTGTCAATGTTCCCGCTGCATCATCATAAGTTGCAGTGATATTTGAACCACCAACAATAAGAGATGCAACTCTATCATCAACTCTTTCGTTTGTGAAATATAAGTTTGAAGAACCTTCTGATAATGCATCGGTGTCTGCAAGTACAGTTCCACCTAATGCAGTTGAAGCTCCTGCGATTGTGATACTTGAATTAGCTAATTTTGCATTTGTGATTGAACCAGCTAACATTGCATTTGTAATACCTAATGCTTTAACTCTTAACGAATCGGAGTTTGTTTCTATTGAACTGTCATCTACATTTACTGCAAATGCACCACTTGATGCACTTAGTCCGTCTCCAGCTTGCATCGTTGCAAGGTCAGCTATAGATTCTTTTCTACTTACATTTGAAGAACCACCGTCTATGATTGCAATACTATCTGCAGAAGGGTCTACTGTTGCAGCTGTTAATTCATTTAAATCTAATGCAAGTGATACTGTTCCTGATGTACCACCACCTGATAAACCGTCTCCAGCTGTGACTCCTGCGATATCTCCACTTTCGTCTCCAAGATAAACTGAATTACCCATTCCACTGTGATTTGAACAGTAGAAGTACATAATTGAAGGTGCTTCTTGGTCGAATGCAACTTCTGTATATGCACCACTTGAGCCTGGCGTACCTACTTTGTTATAAATTGTGTATCCATCTGACATCTCTGTTCCGTCTTCGGACTCAGAGAATCTTAATGGGTGTGAACCGTTTGAACTGTCTGATTGGTCAAATCTATAGACGATACTTGGCATTAATCTCAAAGATTGAGAAGAAGTTTGTCCGTCAAATAAGAATTTACCACCACTAACTGTCACTACTACATTGTGATAGTATGGTGCAGTTGTGTTGTTTAATTGTTGTTCTACATTAAGTGTGACTGTACCCGAAGTACCTCCTCCACTTAAGTTTGTACCAGCTGTGACTCCTGTTATGTCTCCAACTTGACCGTCAATGGTCAAAGTATTAGCTGCATCGTCATATGTTAATGATATACCTGTACCAGCTGTGAATAGTGAATTTACTCTATCGTCAACTCTTTCGTTTGTAAAATATAAGTTTGAAGAACCTTCTGATAAGTTGTCTGTATCAAATGCACCCATATTAACTGCAATGTCATCTGCATTTACAGTAATACCTGTTCCAGCACCAACATTTAATGTTGCATCACCTGATGTTGCAGTACCAGTCAAACCAGCACCAGCATTTACTCCTGTAATATCTCCAACATTACCTGTGATTGTTAATGTACCAGCTGCATCATCGTAAGATAAACTTACTCCTGTTCCCGCTGTTAAAAGTGTATTTACTTGGTCATCGATTGCCTCGTTAGCTGCAGTTCCAAAAGCTGCAGCAGTCAAATCACCTGAACTATCAATAACTTCTGTAGTTCCAACCGTCAAACCGTTTTTGATTTTAAAATTCTGTGCGGCCACTAGAATGTTCCTCCATCTATTGTAGCATTATTAATTGTCTTTGCTGAACCTGAATCTGCTAAATGGTTATTCACCCTAGTCGTAGTAAAGTATTTGTTCGTTCCTTCTGTTAAATCGTCTGTGTCTAATGAAGATATTGCAGTTGCTTGTACTTTACCACTGGAGTTAACTATTTCGGTTGTTCCGATATTGATTCCATGTTCTACTCTGAAATTTTTAGTATCTGCCATGTTTCTCCGTACCCTAAATTAAAGTTTTAGAATGTATTACCATTTATTTATGAGAAAGAACTCCTCAATAAAAAAGAAAAGGGGGAATAAATCCCCCTTATTTAAGTCTTTATGCGTCTACCAATGTTCGGTCAAACTTGATTGTGGTCGAAGTTGCCGAAGATGGAGTGCATTTAAGTCTAACATTGTCACCACTGATGTCTGCATCAAATGTGGCAAGTGTATTGTCTTGCAAAACACCATATTGAGTTAATGAAACCGTAGTTCCATCGTGAACCAACATGATTTCCGTTGAATGGAAATCTGTTCCTCTAGACATTGCAACGATATATCTTGCAGCTCTAAAGTCTGCATGTGCAAAAGTATCAAGGTTAAACTCAGTGGTTGCAGTTTTAGTATCTGAACCTCTTTTTTTGTTTTTATCCTCTGTTCTTTTACTTGTTTTGATTACATCATCACTCGAATCGTATTCGATATGTCGGATAAGTTCTGCAAGTTTAAATGATTTACTTAAAGCCATGTCCTATCCTCCTATGAATGTCTTATTTGGAATGTATCCACAGTTGTATTCGTATTAGCTGGTGTAATGAGAAGTCTCATATTACCTGAGTTAATATCTGAATTCAACGAGAATAACGAACTGGAACTAAACACATCACCGTACTGGACGAAATATGAGTTAGAACCATTGTTGATTAATAAAACCTCCGCTGCATGAGTTCCAGCAGAAGCGTGAGTTGCACAAATGACATATTTGATTGCTTTATTTGCAATGCCATTTGACGATAACACTTGGTCAGCCGTTGTTGCAGAGAATGATGAAGCCGTGTAGTATCCTTGTACTAAGTCTGCACTTGTATAGGCAACTACTTGTACGACATCACCACTTATCGCATTTGCTGCTAAAGTGATAGTTGTGGAGTTAGTAGTAGTATAATCTGAACCACCACTAATTAATTTTACACCGTTAAGATAAACTTGTTCTGTTCCTGCTGTGTAGGATAAAGAATTGTTGTTATCGTCATTACCTGTAATAGAAGTTGTATTACCTGAAATAGAATATGTAAAAATTGTTAAACCTGTACCACCAACCGTTGAGAACGATAAGGTTCCCGAACCATTTGTGACTAGGGCTTGTCCACTTGTACCATCACTGGTAGGAAATGTAATAGCATCATTGATTGTTAGAGAAGCTGGATTAGAACCGATTTCAGAAATTGCAGCTGACCCATCGTTTTTCTCGGTATACATTCTACCGTGATAGGTGTTGATTGCAATTTCACCCAAAGCCAAATCACTGACTGCGGGGACATCGTTCTGTGTCGAACTCCTTTTAAATTTTATCTCTGTTGCCATGGTTTCCTCCTAATGACGATTAATTAAAATGTACCACCGTCAATAGCAGTGATTGTGACTGCACCACTTGATACAGTGAAGTTTGCACTAGCGAAACTTGCAATACCCTTATTAGTAGTAGTTGCATCTTCTCCCGCTATTGTAATACTTCCGTCTGCATTTGTGACATCAATACCTTCACCTGCTGTTAAAGTACCAGCTGCAAAGTCACCGTTAGTACCGTGACCAATTAACAACTGACCTGCTGTAGGAGCTGAACCATCGATAGAAGTGATAGACCCTGAAAGTGCAAGACCTGTTGCTTCTAATCCACCGAATACGGCACCAAGTGCTGTACCTGAGAATGTTGAAGAACTGTCTGTTGCAGAACCTAATGCAACGAACTTTCCAGTAGAGTCGTCAAATCCAAAGAAACCAACTTTTGCACCTGAACTGTTGTATTTAAATTTAATACCTCTGTCTAGGTTGTCGTCTGAACTATCGTCACCAATTTCGAAAACTGGGTCTGCAATAGAAACAGTAGTTGAGTTAACAGTTGTAGTTGTACCACTAACTGTCAAGTTTCCTGCGATTGTGACATTATCAGGAAGACCGATTGTGACGGTATTACCTGAACCACTTGTTTCAATTTCGTTGGCTGTACCAACTATTGAAAGAGTTTCACTATCTAAATCGATTGATAAAGCACCACCTGAATCTGCTTGGAAGTCCAAGTCTTGAGCAGTGAGCTGTGTATCGACATAATCTTTAATTGCAGCTGAGGTTGCAACTGTGGTATCATTATCGTTTGAACCGATTCCCTCGGATTCAGTCACCAACATTCCTGCTGATAAAGAACCGATAACGACTGCACTTGCAGCCAATTTATCTGCGTCTACAGCGTCATTTGCAATAGTTAATGCACCTGAAGCTGCAAGGGTTGCGTCTCCTGATATAGGTTTGTTATCAAATGAATCTGAACCATCATGAATTAGGATATGTCCTGATGATGCACTTGAAATATCTGTATCTGAAGCACCAGCAACCGTTGAAGTTGAAGTTGCGAAGGATAAGTTCCCTGAACCGTCTGTTTGGATTACTTGGTTTGCAGAACCATCTGCGCCAGGCAATGTGAATACCACATCACTCCCAACACTATTAGGTGCTTTTAATCCTACAGAATGAGAACCGTTATCGGTATCTTCCATAAGTTTTAAAGTACCACCTGTAGACGAACCATTACCAACTTTAAAGTCGGCAGGAGTCGCCGTAGAACCAGCAAGTATATCAGTATAATACTTACCACCGATTGCGTGAATCAGGGCAGTAGAGTTATCTGAATCTACTGACTCAATGTATAGTTTTGCACCAGCACCCGAATTAGACCTGTCCTGTACATATGCCAATTCCCCTTCTGCAAGATTACTAACAGTAGGAGCGGAGACACCTGTACTTCGCTTAATTTGAATTACTGTTGACATTTTTTATTCCTCCTAGGAATATAATTTAGTTTATTAAAAGCTTTTATTTCTCTTCACTATCCGAGAAAGAACATTATAAATCAGTCCACTCACAATGTGGGTCGTGACTCACTGAATGTCACCTTGATTGATATAGGTATTTATACTATCTTACAGCCAATTGTTCCATAATCTAAGTCCGATTCTTGGACTGGTGATATATCCTATATCATGTGGAACATTTACTGTTAACATATGCCATTTTTTTGTAGGTATGAGAGTTTCATATATTTTTTTAGACTGGTCGTAATGGTCACCCATGTGATAATCAAAAGCTCCGTGTGCAAATATTAATTTTGCATCTTCGGGCATATCCCACCACCTAGTATATACATTATCACCACCTGTAGTGATATGATAATTTAAAACTTTATAGACACCTCTTGAATCATAATCTTTATGAATAGGTAATTGTTCTGTCATGACCTGATATCTAACTTGCATGGTATCTTGTAAATGAAATTTAAGAATATCTCCCATATGAGGGTGCAACCAATCATACAATTCTTGAGGTGCCTTGTATGTCTTATACATATGTGCATCGTAAATAACCTCACAGTTATTTTGAATGTCTGATACTGTATTAAAGATTAGATTATCGGGTATCGTTGGAAGGTCTAACTGATACTCGATTAAATCAGAAGGTTCCACCGTCTATAGTATTGGTTGTTTCCCACTTATCGGTGGCCTGATTATAATTGAGTAAACCTTTGTCGGTTTCTGATGCGTTGACATCTAAAAGTTCATTGATTGACTTTTGTGATAAATCTGCCTGAACTGTAGTAGAGTTTCCAATTGCAACCTGTTTTGCTCTGATTTGGTTTCCTTGTAGAACTCTTGCTTTAATATTTGCCATAATTACCTCGTCACGCCTGGGGTTAAGATTGCTTGACCTTCAACAACACGGGTTGTTTCTGAGGTCGAAGTCTTAGTTATATTTAGGTCATAAACATACCTACCACTTTCTAATCCACTTGTTTGTGTATCTGTAAGTGTCAAAGTCACCTGTCCAGCACTTGCATTTATAGTTGTAGCAAAAGTTGCAGATACAGTAGAAGAACTATATGTTTTTCTTATTTGTGCAGCTGAAGTGTATCCAGTAAGGTCTAAAACCTCACCAGCACTATCTGTACAATCTACAGTAATACTGAAATCTGTTCCTTGGTCGATATATAAGTTTGCTATTATGGCCATAATACTATTTAGGTTAGTTTCCTTTCAAGAACTGTGCATTCGGCACAGATTGGTGAATCTTTTCCACACCCGAAGGTTGTGGGCCTTGAGGTGCATTCACATATACTTCATCAACTTTACTTACTGAACCAGCATTATTTACAAATACTCCTTTAACTTTTGCATGTGGGCCTATTTCTCTAGTTGTTGGATAGTTTTGTTGAATTATAAATGGTGACCTATGGTTGTATAAAAACGGTGACCTGTAATTATAAGTGAAAGGTGTTTGACCCTGAGTTGTAAGAGGTTGTTGTGCGTTTACATTATTTTGATATGTAAAAGGTGACCTATGGTCGTATGTAAACGGAGTTTGGCCAGATGCAATATATGGATACGGTTGTTGTGCGCCTCTAATATTAGGTTCCTGTCCACTCACAGGGTTTTGATATGTAAATGGACTTTGTATCTGATATGTAAAGGGTGTACGACCTTGTCTTGCATATGTGAATGGGTGTCTATATGTAAATGGTGAACGACCTTGTCTCTCATAAGTGAACGGAGACCTATGGTCGTAAGTATGAGGTTCTTGAATATCCCTTATATTAGGTTGTTGTATATTGGCAGGATAAGGTTGTCTTGCATCACCAATATTGTTATAAGTTATAACAGGTTGTTGGAGATTGGTGTATGTTGCCTGAGCTACCTGTCTAGAAACATTCTGTAAAGAATATCTATATTCCTGTTCAGTTTGAATCTGATATGATGGATAGTTTATTGTGATTAATCCAAATAACTGTCCTGTCTGATAAATTGTAGGTGTCCTCGTGATTTGTGTTGTACTAAAAGGTGACCGAGAAGCAACAGCATTTGCCTGAAAACTGTAAGTTTGGGGGCCAGTATGAGGCCCTTGTTTTTGAGCTGGGGTTGGTACTCTGTAGACATCTCCTGATTCAAATATAGGCGTACGACTCGTATAAATGTATGGGCCCTGAATCTGTGTTTGTCTTTGACCAATATAAGGACTTTGTACAGGTTTATTATAAATGTATGTGTTTGGTGACCTGTAGTTGTATGTATATGGAGATTGCCTATCCCTTATGTTTGGTTGTTGTCCAGTTGCTTGATAAGGATATGGTTGCTGTGCATTACTTGGTTGTTGTCCATTTGCAATATATGGGTATGGTTGTTGTGCATTTTTAGGATTATTCTCTTGTGCGCTTACAGGATTCCTATATGTAAAAGGTGACTGGTGTTGATAAGTAAATGGAGTTTGTCCAGTTCTATTATAAGTAAAAGGTTGTCTTGCATTCCTTATATTAGGTTGTTGTGCGTTTACAGGGTTTCCGTATATAAAAGGATTTCTATATGCAAAAGGATAAGGTTGCTGAGCATCTCTAATATTCGGTTGTTGAATATTCCTTATATTTGGTTCTTGTGCATTGGCTGGTCGTTGACCTTGATAAGGTTGTTGAAAAGTTGAACCAATGTTTATGTATATTTCGTCAGCCATATCATACTACAAACCAAAGGTGACCAGTTGCAGTGGAACCGACACCAGTAGGTGCAGTAGATACGATTTCATAATCTAATTCAACATTGTCACTATTGATTTCTATCCCGTTGGAAGTGTTGACGGACATTACCCCTGTAGATGAATTGTATGCAAGACCATCTCCACCTGAGATAGCACTTCTTGCATCTGAGGTAGTAAATTGTGCAACACCAGTAATTGTAAGTGTACCATTTGGGTCGTCATATGATAATGATATACCCGTTCCTGCTTGTAATAAGTCATTTACTCTGTCGTCTACTCTTTCGTTTGTAAAATATAAATTACTTGACCCCTCTGTCACTGTATCAGAAGTTTGTTGGTCGGTTGGAACATATTTACCTGAGCCAGAATTATATACTAATATCTGTCCGTTAGAAGGTGCAGTAGTATCGACATCACTCAAATCTGTTATTTGGTGATTTGTAATATCTGATACTTGTCCAGTCAATGCACCTGTAGAAGCGTCTAGTACGACTGAACCACCATGTTTAACATCACCAGTGATATCACCAGTGACATTACCTGTTAAGGCTCCTACTAATGCAGTTGAAGTTATTGAACTAAATCCTGTTCCTACCCCACCTGTAATTGTTGCAGTACCGTCTGTAATGGTTGGTGCAGATAAAGTTTTACCACTTGCAAGTGTTAAGTTTTCTTCACCATAAGTTGCACCAGCTAATTGAATTGTAAATCCTGATTGTAAGGTTGTAGTTCTTGAAGTGCTATCTCCATTAAGAATAACACCATTATTGTTGATATTGTAAATTGTATTTGCAGCTGTTTCAGTAAATTGACCAGTTCCACCACCACCAGCTGAAGAAGTAGTTCCTAATGAAGAACCAGTAAATGTATATATAGTGATAACATCACCAACACTTGCAGCTACATTGAGTGAGATAGATTGAAAATTTCCTTGACCATCTGGCGCACCTATGCTATAATCATCACCTTCGACTAAATGTTCAGAACTTAAAGCTTTGTTATGAAATACCTGAAACCTTCCACTTCTCATGAGAAGTGTGTTGGTGTTTCTATCTGTACCTGTAAAAACAGTTTGACCTGCTGTTGCAACATATTCGAATGTTTGAAAGAAGAAGGTTTTGTTTTCTACTTCGTTGATTGCATCTACAAGACTATTACTATTTGAAATAGTACCAGTTAAACCAGTTAAACTTCCTACATCTCCAGCGAGACTATTATAAGTATTTCTAAACTCTTCTATAGTTTGATTTCTATTTACTGTTCTAGCCATCTTTATTTACTAATCCTTTTAATAGAGATTTAATCTCTGCCATATCTTCTTTTAAACTATTTATCTCATCTCGTTGTGTTCGCATGATTTGTCTTCTTCTCATAGTGAGTCTATATTGTTCGACATCTGTATTGATAATTGCATGAGACTCTTCGTCTCTTACCAAATGTGAATGTCCTTCTACCTTTATACCCATTATGCTAATGCCATACACCTCAACGCAGATACAGCTGGAACTACACATGAGTTAGTTCCTTGACCTACTATCTTGACTGCAAATGCAGTAAATTCAGGTAAGTCCTCTGCAGTGTATTCATACTCCTTAAAGTTTCTTTGGTCAACCTCGATTATTTTATCGGGTGACCCGTCTGTATTAAAGAACTCAAATCCAATATCATCTAAAGGTGTGTTTTCATCTGCCTTGATAATTTTAAACATGAATTTAAGGTCTGTATTTGGTGGTCTAAAGTTATCTGCAATAACTTTTAAGGTCGTTGCAGGCGTTTTAAGGTTAACTTTCCTTGTCACATATACAAATGCATTATTATCTCCTTCTGGCTCCGTAGAAGGCACATGAGTGACTCCTGCGGGTAAGGATTTACCACCTGTCGTTGCAAGTGCATTTGTACTTGCACCGTCAACTTTTAAATTAGTTGAAGAATCAATATTATTAATTCTGTTTGCAATTGCAATTGCACCAACTGTACCCACATCTAATACTGGTGAAACAGTTGTACTTGCACTGAACATTTGTAATAATAGTCTGAATGACCTTACACTTGACATTTTATTTGTTTCATTGATTGGTGAAGCAACTATGCCTGGGTTATCAATGTAAGAGTTATCATTCAATGTAATGAAGTTATTTGTTGACCTTCTTGAATATGCACTATCACCTGTTGCAATATGTCCTTCGGGTGATTGTATTGCAGTTGTTTCTGTACTTGCAATAATTTTTGAAGAACCTGATGATATTGAAGGAATCATAGTATGTAAAGTGTCATAGTAGAAGTTTCTACTTGACATTACATTATCCCCACCACCAATTGTTGATTCTAATGCAGTATATCCACTTACAAATTTATTGGCTGCAATATAACTTGTCATATCTACTGCAACATTGAAAGAGTCGATTCCAACTTCTGATATACCGTCTGTGATACCAGTACCATATGTTATTGTACTTGCACCACCAATTGCATCAACTGGGATACCACCTAATGTTTCACCTACAGTTGTCACATTGACAGTCAAATCAACAGTACCGTTTCCGTCTGTTGCATTATCAAAGTCTTGGAATGTTATATCGTCTCCAGCTGCATGTCCTTGGCCTGGGTCTTCAATTTCTACACTTGAAATTGCATTACTTGATATAACAACTTTTAATTTTAATCCTGTTCCTGAACCTGTTGAACTATCTTGAACTCTTGCAGTATAAGTTCCGTCTGTTGCAGTACCACTTCCTAGAGCTGCACTATCTATTTGTAATACAGAACCTACTCTGTCTCCTTTGACTCCTGATATCTGAACATTTGAACTCTTATTATACATACCATGCATATAACTTGCAACCTTAACAGTATTACTTCCTGCTGTAGTTGTTATAGGATTCCTTGCAAGTTTTTGATTTGGTAAATCTACATTCTCGAAGTATACACTTGCAGTTTTTGAAGTATCAAATTTTGCAATCTTCATGTTAAACTTCAAGTCGTCTGTTTGTTCTGCAGTCCATGTTGAAGCATTCTGTGATAAGAATAATGAACCTGCGTATGGTTGTCCTGAAATTGTTTCTCCAGTAATTAAATCTGCTTCACCCATTCTTGATATGAAACATTCGTAATCATTTGAGTTTGAATAAACTACAAAACAGTATTCCACTTTTTCGTTTACAAATACTGGTGAATCGAATGTAAATGTTGTTGCAGTCGAACCGTCTTGAGATATATTAATATCTGCTGGATTCTTTGTGACTGTAGAGAATGGTAATACAGTTTGGCCTGGATATCCATTCACCATGTTTCTAATTTCTACCGATACTGGCATGTGAGTTGATTTTGCTTGGAAGAACAAGTCTATCGAAGTCAACATCATTCCACCACTTGCCTCACAAATAAATGATTGTGCTAATGGGTCACCCCAACCTCTCTCCAGTCTTGAACCACCAAACCTGAAATCCTCTTCTATTTGAGGGAATGGTATAGGTAATGCAGGCGGTTCTGGCGGTAAAACAGGTAAAGGTGTTGGTATTTCAGTTGGTACAAAAATTGTAGGTGGAATTACTGGTCTTTCAACTGGTTCAGGTTCAGTAGGAGTAATTTCAACTACAGGAGGTGTTGTATCTCTTGGGATATCAGGTGCCTGTGTATCTACCTGACCAACATTTAGTCTTTCACCTCTTCTTTGTGATTGTCTTGTACCTGAAACTTGTTGTGTAATAACTCTACCATTTCTTGTAGAAGTAATTTCTGTTTGTGAACTTGACAATAATCCTTGAGCTTGGTATACTGCAGAACCAGTTGAAGGTGGATTCGACAAGTTGTAGAATGAAGAAGTAATTCTTAATTCTCTCATACCTGTTGGGAATCTCTGTGTATTGTTATTAGGTAATTCGAAGTATCCTCTTAATCTTCCGTTTCCGTCTGATTTTAAGTTCGAAGTCACAGTTGTTCCACCGTCTACTGAATAATTTGTATCGAAAGGTCTTACATATTTGTCCACTCTAATTCCGTCAAAGAAGAAGAAGTGGTTTGTGCCTGGCTTCAAGTTAGTTGCATCTATCTCAATTGTTCTTGCTCTAATAAATGGAATAATTGATACAGATACTATTCTATCATTTCTTGTTTCTACAAAGTCTTCTACTACAGAAGTTGTGACACCAGTTCTTGTTTGTATTTCAGGTGTTTCTGTAATCTCTCTTGTAATTTCTGTTCCAGCTTGCCATGTTCCACCCTGTAATGGGTCTCCATTCCATGAACCTGCTGAAGTTGATTGTACTTCTGTTGATACAGTTGAAGGTTCTCCGACCCATGTTGTTTGCCATGAGTTCCAAACAGTTCCTAATGAGTTTCCAACTCCAGCTAGAACTGCATCGAAGTTTCCTTCTCTATTGATTCTAACATCAGGAAGTCTTTCTGTATCATTCCATATATCTGTTTCAGGTGTTAATTTAACATTACCGATAAATGCAAAGACATGATATGGGTTAACATTAATGTGTCTTGAAGCAACCTTTTGGTCAACATATGATTGTTCTGTATAAGGTAAGGTAATTAAGTCTCCAGTCTTCTGATAACTAGAAGAAGAACTTGTATTCAGTGCAATATCAAAGAACTGAGTAAAGGTCTGAGGTCTTAACATACCCATTTTTGTATCGATAGAACATTTATAATCAGGGTGATTAACATCACCAATCTTATGTCCTCTAAAGTTATCTACGAGGAATCCTGATTTGAATCTATCGAATCCGTCTGCATCTAATATTTGTGCAGATTGTGTATCTTTTTCTAATAAAGATAAAGAAGTAATTCTTTCTAGGTTAGTGACCCTGTTGTTAATCCTACCTATATCTTTCATCGTAAATCTACGATGGTCAAAAGTTCTTACTCTTATTCTATCTAAGTGTTTGGTATAAGCTGGTATGAACAATTCAAACATTTCAATTGAATCGTCAATAGCTTTTGGTTTTGTTGGTGATAATGAAGGTGTTCCTGTTGATATATCAAACCTTCCGTCACTCAACAAGAATATCTTGTCTATTCTAGAAGTATAGAATGAAATATCTCCTGTTGAAGATATTGTTGGTACTGGTGTATCTGTTGCAGCTGCAGCTGTACCGTTGAAGTTTCTTTCAGAATAATCAAATGGGTCTTTGTTTCCTAATCCTGTTGAAATATTAAATGGTGTTTCAGGATTAGGTGAATCACTTGATATATTACCTGTAAATAATTGTCCTACACTTGGTCTAAAGTCTAATGCATCTGATAATTCAAATTGTCCATCAGGTTCTAAACCACCAAGGTCTACTTTGTTTGGAGAGTAAACTGGTATTTCACCATAATCTATATTACTATATGATTCTACATCATAGAACTCTCCACCAGCTGAAGTGAAGTAATCAAATACTATGAGTATTGAATTGTTTGGTGCTGGTTGGCCTGGCTTTAGTGTAATTTTACCAAAGTCATAAAAACCGTCTCTCTGACCATTGTCAAAGAAATATCTATCTGTAATATTATCTGAACCAGTTGTTAGGGTTCCGATTGTTCCACTTGCATTTGAAGTTTGTCCTACAACACTTTCTGTATCTGTAAATACAAGGTTGTTAGTGTAATAGAAGAATGTTGTACCAGCATTTGCATACTTAATAATTCTTGCTCTTGCACCACTTGTTTGTCCGATAATGATTTCTTCGTTTACAAATGTTCCTGATGGACTTCCTAATACTGCACTTGGAGGTAATGGTGTAGCCCCACCAATTCCTTCATAGACACCTCTAACTGCAAAACAGTCTGAAACACCTAGTGTTATGTCTTTATGATTGTATGCAGTTCCGTATTCGATACCTGAACCACTTGCAGCTGAAACTAATGCACATCTAGACCTTTTAATATTCTTTTGTCTTCTTGTAGGTGCATTTAATGTGACTGCATATGATACAATATAATCAACACCGTCTGCAGCTGAAGTTGCAAATTGAATTTGTTCAGTATCAGCAGTTGGAGTTGTTTTACTTCCAGCAGTTGTGACTGGGTCTAATTCTAATCCTAGTGTATTCGCACCACCACTTGAAGTACCGTTTAAATCATATACAGATAACTGGAAGTTATCTCTAGAAACTTGTAAGAACGATTCGTTTGCATCTGTTGTGACTGTGACCTGACCACTTGAAGCAGAAATAATTTTTTGTTTTTTAACTGTTATATCATCAGGAGTATGTGTCTTCACATAATCTCTTGGCCATGAGAAGATAGCTGCAGTTTGGTCTTGGTCAAATACTTTTGTTCTTCTTCTAGTTAAATTACCACTACCAGCAGTAGCTGCATTTGCAGTTAATGTTGCAACAATATTACTTGTCACAGATGCAATAACTCTTTCATTACCAGCTCCGTCTACAACAATATCACCCTCTTTTAATTCCGACCTAAATCTAGTCCCGAAACCATTTATAGTTGTACTACTTGTTGAAAGGGTGACTGTTCCTGATAATACATTGTCACCGTCTGAAATTACATCTGCAGTAAAGTCTGCAACATTAGCGTCTGCTCTTTCTTGTCCTATACCTCTTACACGGTCAATGTTATATGGTCTAACTTCGTTTGCAATACCTCTGTAGTTTTCACCTACGATTGTACAAGCAAAGTCTCCACTTCCTGTTGAAGTGACTGCCTCACCATGTGCAAACTGACCGTTTACATCATGGACATATATTGCATTTGAATTATTATCATATGCAATAATACCTGTTGCACCACTTGTTCCACCTACAAGTTTGTCTCCAGCATTTGCAGAACCAGTATGAGAACTGTATCCAATCTTTGTGAACATTTTCACATCGAATAAATATAGATTTACTCCGTCCTCTGCATCTCCTGAATCGTCATGTGAGTCAATATATCTAACTCTTGCCAATCCTATATGGTCACCTGAACCTAGACTGCCTGGCGTTAGTGTACTTGGGAATAGTTCACAAACTCCATGTGAATCTAATGCCTGAGCTCCTGCTTCATTACCAAAATCAGGGAAACCAAAACAGTTTTGTACTTTAATATAGTTTCCTAATCTTGTAGGAGTTTTTGCACCTTTAATTTCTTTTGTTTGTCTTGCTTTACTGATTGTTAAGTTTGTTGTACCAATCTTATCAATCTCATATCCTTTAACATATGCCTTGCCTGGCGATATTTGGAAAAGGAATTTATTATCGTCACCACCTTGACTCTTGAGATAGAAACCTGCGTTTGTTGTATCGTCTAAATGTTCTCTAATATTATGTGTAAATTGTTGTGTAATAAAATCACCATTTGCATCGAATGTTCTTCGTGCAAGTGTATTTTCTATTTCAGAATATAGTGGTCTTGTTTGTTTTAGTTCTATAATACCTTTATTGACTCTGACTAATTCAATAAAGTTTGCATCTTCTGTAGAAGTTAATGCAATTTTAGAAAGTGTTAGTGTGAATTTAAATCTGTCAGCACCAGCTGCGTTTTCGTTTGAAGTTCCCTGTGCATTATCATATAATGAAGAATCTTCTGCAGCTGATATCAGTTCTTCTTTGATTGTTAAACCAACTCTATAAGAAGGTTTGGAATTATATTTCTCAAGAATTAATTCTTGTTTATCAACCTTACAGAAAAATCCTCTAATGAATACTACACCTTCGGATATGTTTGCAATTGAACACCTTCCTACTGGTGATTCGGAAGTTTGTTCTACTGTAAAGTCATTATTACTTGAAGTATCTTCTGATACAACACCTGCGTCTGTGAATCCACATTTAACAAGTGTTTCTCCTGCTTTGAATACTGCAGAGTGGTCTGAATCTGTTCCTTGTCTTTCAAATCTGACAAAGAGTGTAAGTTTATCTGTAGTTGTTTCTGCAGAAGATGATATTACCTTTGCAACAACACCTGTAGTTTGACCAACTAAATGTTGACCATGATATGATTGTCTGTATGATTCTGCAGATGCATCACCACTTGAGTTTGGGTTTTCTGTTTTTACTTTGACATAGTATAAATCAAAGTCGACATCAGACTGGGCTCCTGTGACAATAGAACCTTCTTCAAAGAAATGGTCACCGAATCTCTCTATCTGATTCTGTAAGATAGATTGGGATTGTGTTAACTCTCTTGCCTGTAAAGGTCTTCCAGCTCGGTATAAAACCTTTTGGAAGTTCTTAGACTCATTGTAGTCATCGTAATAGGGTGCTATATTTAAATCAGTCTTTTCTGCCATATTTTACTCTTATGTTGTTTAAGATGTAAATCAATTACATCTGTATAATCAGTTTAATATCTTCGATTTGGTCTGCAGCTCTTGTCACTGCACCTCTATTTTCGACATACAAGATATTACCTGAATATTTCACTATTTCAGGGAATGTACCATCTACTGTTGATACTGTTCCAATGTTTGAACTACCTACAAAGACTGTATCACTTGCAGCGAAGTTTGCATAACCACCAGCACTGTTAGCTTGTGGGATATGTGAAACTACATTACCTGATATAGAAACGACTCGTGATACTGCAACTCCTGTACCATCTGTTGCTGAATCTTTTATAACATCGTCTACTGAAAGACCTGTCACAGAAGATAAAGTCATTTTATGATAAGCTGCATAGTTGGGGCCTGTTGCAACTGTTGTACCACTAGAGAATGGGTCTTGTACTAAACCTATTCTTCTAAAATCGTTGTCGGTTGGGAAATCACCCGAACCTTCTGCAAACTCTAATCTAGAGTTTATCATAACCATGTTTCCACCTAGTTCTTCAACTGGGTTTGCACCATGACCGTATTGTGGTGAAATAATTGGTGTCACCACTGCACTTGTTGACGGAGTTCCAATACCTGAGATACCGTCAATATCAATTGTAGCTCTCTTATAGTTAGAACCATTTGCTGTGACTGTCACATGAGAGATAGTTCCGTCTGATTTAGTATGAACTGTACATTGTCCACTTGCACCATCTCCATCGATTGCAACACCTGTATATCCACTTGCATTGTGAGTATAACCAGCTCCACCACTGACTACTTTAACATGAAGGATTCCACCGTCTATTGCTTGGTTTTCTACTTGCCATTGTGAGGAAGAATCGTCTGATACTCCTCCAAGTTCTGTTTGAGCTCCTATAGTTTTAACGGGCATAAAATCGGTTGTGACAAATTTAATTGTATCGGCAGCTGATACAGTATACATGTACTTCCAAAGATATCCTCGTCCAGTTCCAGCACCAGTATCAGAAGTTGATACTAAATCTGTTGCACTGGTTCCTGTTGGTTTAACAGTTGATGCAACGGTTGAACCATTATCGGCTCTTCCTGTTCTAATACATTTGTAAACATTGAACTCATCTGTTATAACATAGAAATTAGAGTCGTATAAATTAGTTGCACTTGAACCTGATGAGGTGTTAGTTGCACTAATAGTGTGGTCATACTCGTCATAAGTAGTACCTGTTGTCCAATTCTTTCTTGAAATTGCATGAGTGACATCTGCAGAAGAAATTTTCTTCAATGCAACCATGTCTGAAAATGCATCCATGTTTTCACCAACAGAGTTTGCTGGTGTAGGGGGTGAAGTGTCATCTGTCCAAGGGTAAGACCTACCTATGAACATGTAAGTTGAGGAAGCTGATTCTCCAAAGTCCTCAATGAATTGTTTAGCACTATGTGTTCTAAACTTTTCCGTTATAATTGCTGCCATTTTAATTCTCCGTTAATCTATAAGATTATTTATATACTATTTATAAAGAACTCAAAGTTGAATTCGTAATATTTGACGATTTTACTGTTGCACTAAATGTAATATTAGTTCTTTTGAATGAGTGTTCGTCAATTTCACCCAATCTAATGTTCGGTAGGAATGCATCGAAGTCTTCAATACTTAAACCACTTTCCTGTGAGGACTCAAGTAATACTGAACCATATCCGTTTTCTAAAATAATTTGGTCTTCTTCTGCATCGTTAGATATATCTTCATCTAAAAGATAGTAAGCTATATCATATGTTTCTTGAGTCGATATTTTATTTAGGTCACCTATTGTACTTCCAACTGGTCTATATGTTGTTAATTTTTCTCCCTGTGTCCTTTCGTCTAGGATAATACCACCGTCCTCTAATACGAGTGTTTCACCAGCTTCAGTTGTATGGAAGAAGTTTGCAAGAGTTTGTACTCTCTCAGTAGCCATATACTCTGTATTCATAGAGGTGAACGAACCTGATTCTAATCCTATTGAAAATCCATCTTCTGTTGTAAGTATTGCACCCATTCCATCACCTAAACTTGCTTCTTCTCTTAATAAAGAAGCTTCTTCTTCTATAATAATTTTACTATGTCCGTCTTCTAATACAATAGCTTCTTCGTCAAAAGGTGGATAGGAAGTTAAAATTATTCCTGACTCTGCCATTCTGTATAGGTCTGCTCTTCTTTCATATGGACTATGAGAAGGATTATTAACCATGTCTATATTCAATGCAGTATCAGTATTTACATTTGTACCCACAGCTATGGATATCTCTCCACCCATACCTGAATGATTTATACAGTAATAATACAATGTTGTGGGTGTAGAGTCTGATACAGTTATTGAAGTATGGAGTGAACCATATACAACTCCTGTTTCATACATGGAACCACTATTATGTCCTCCGTCTGATGTAGTAGAAAATCTGATAGGGTGACCCGAAGGATATCCAAAGTCATATGTGACTCCCGATTCTAATTCTAATCTTTTTCTTCTTACACCATTTACGACATATGCATTTTGACTTCCGTCATATTCAACTGAAACAGATACACTTTGTCTTCTTGGATTTGTATCCTGTCTTGTTCTCTTTCTTAGTATATTATTTGCAACTGAATTTATCTGTATTATATTTTTATGACCTTGAGAGAAAAGTTGAACATTTTCATTTCTACTTTGTTCTGCACCACTCGAATCTGCTCTAAAAACATGATTGGTTCCGTCATATGCAAGTAATGTTTGACCAGCTGAAACTTGTTCATGAACTAATAATTCTGTTAACTTATGTGTTATTGCATTTACATCAGGTGAATCTTCTAATAATAGGTTATCTAGATTTGAATAGTGTGATATTTCAGAAGTCGG